TCCATACCAAGTGTCATGGAGGCTGCAAGATTGCAGTCTCTGTGGCTCTGTGTGCGTTTTATTTTAGTGAATTGCTATCAAAATGCAGATAATGCACAACATCATCAAATAAGCTATTGGAAATTTATCCATTAATGATCAACATATAAACTGATAAACAAACCATAAAGCCTAAGCTAGAAAAGATAATAATAAAAATTTTATCCATCTGTTGGCTTGGTTTTTTGATGTTCAGATAGTTTATTGTCCTTCCTATAAATACCTAATCTCTCATTACCTTCTCTAATTAATTCATTTTCTTTCTTTAAATATTCGTTTTCTTTTTTTAATTTTGCGACTTCTTCATACAACTTGCCATTCATTTTCTTATGCTGCTTCTCTATGTTACGCAGCTCATCCAATTCTTTTGCCAATATATCTTTTTTTATATCCTTAAGTCTTTGCTGGTCCATCATCTTCTATCTTTGTTGCTTTCTCTATATCTGCATCTGGCAGCTCTTCATTCATAACTAAATCATACATGCCATTTGGATTTTCAATGAAGGCAATTTCTTTTTTAGTTTCTTTTATTATTTCTTTGCAATGATCTTTAGCTTGTTCCAGGACAACTGTTAGATTAGGAAAGTTGCTTGGATATACACCGTAAATATACAAGTCATTAATAGCTGCTGCTACTCTTGCCAATCCTTGGTATCGTCTTTTCAATCTTTGTGTTTTATTATCATAAGGCATGTCATAAGGTGTATAGTTTGGTCCACCTTCTCTATATTCTCTAGTCATCGGATTTCCTCCACTTAATATTATCTATTTTAACTTCAACATTTTTAACTTCTGAAGATACTGGTTCAGTACCTTGATCAGCTTTAGTCTCATCTTCAAACTTTTCCTCCAGGACAAAACTTGCATCTCCAGTAGTTGTTTTAATTATTTTGGCTGCCATCATTGACTATTCCATCAGTATTAAAGATCTTTTTTTCTACTATCTGATCTCCTTTATCGATTGTCTGTTTTAGATAAGGAAGTTCATCTGTCAAAACGACAGAAACAATCTCTTTTGAATGTAGTCCAACTGGCTCATAGCTTAGGACCACCATATACTTAGCTCCAGCATCAGCATGAGTTTGCTCTTGAATCTCCACCTCACATTTAGCAGCTTTGATTATGGACACTTTACAGCCTCCATAATTTCTTCAAGACTGCCTATTCCTTCTTGTGGTTTTAGATAACCAGCATCTTGAGGTGTTAAAGCTCTGTCCAATACTTCATTACCTTTTGTTTGGTTATGAATGTAACTTGGATTGACCAAATCATTTGGAGACACTTTATAAAAGTCAGCTATTTGAACTAACCTATAAGAGCATGGAATATTTTTTCCACTCTCATATTTTTGAACTTGTTGGAATGTCAAACCTAAATGATGTGCCAAAACCTTTTGTGGTCTAAATGGTGTGTGGTTTAATCTTAAAAACCTCATATTGCCACCTACCATTTTTGCAAATTTAGCTGCATCTTCTGTTTTATGTCTTGTCATTTGTTGCCTCCATAAATTGCTTTATGTCTTGTTGTATTACTTCCACATTAATTTCAGGAGATCCTTCTGTTGTTGCTTTAAAGCAAGCATCAGGCATTTGCTGAAATTTAGTGTGCATATTTAAGAAATAACAATTTTTGTTATCTCTCTTCTTGATGTACCAGGCTGTATTATCCAATCTCTTGAATGGTCCAGTAGCTGGATCAAGAAAAGCATCGCTGCTCATAGAGCAGTAGCTTTCTCTTTTTTTTCTACTCATAATAAATCCTCCATGAATGAGTTTCTGATTATTGATGTGGCAAGAACAGATATTAGTCTGCTTGCCGTTTGGGGTGGATGCTCTATAGCTTCTCCATGATTAGATAATAATGATAATTCTTTGTGTGTAATTGGATGAACATTAAAGTCTGGTTTGTTCATTTTCATTTGAATACTAAAAAGCAATCTCGCAAATTCTTTTTGTTGCTCATCCACTTTTGGATTTTTAGATCCAGGAAATTTTAAAATATTACTCTTCAAGTTTGGCGATTTTATCTGATCTTCTGTACTCATTTTTTAGATACTCCTGATATTCTTTATAAAATTCTTCATCTTTATTAAAAGTGCTCCGATGATTTAGTTCCTGATTTAGTTTCCAAACCCAGTAACTCATCGGTACTGATCTCTTCGTCTTTTTCTCTGTGCATGTCATGTGCTTGTACTATGTAAGCAAGAGCATCATCATAAGTATCAATCTTAAATTTATGAGTTGCTCTTATTAATTTTGCCTGAGCATAAAGAAGTGGAATTATATGACCAGGAATGTCTTTTTTTAAATATGGATCTAAGAGGATGGACCAAGCAGCAGCAATTTTTTTCATATTGCGACTGAAAGATCCATAATCCTCTTGTCTGGATTTTTCTAATTCAGTTAATCTTTTATTTAGATTTAACTTTACCATTCTTAAAATCCTCATGAGCTTTTGTGATATAAAATTCAACTGTCTTACTCATTGAAATAGGCAGCTCAAACTTTTTTTGAGAAAGTTCCTCAAGCAGTTTGTATGTTGCAATATTGATTGCCACACTTTTGAATTTATCTGGGTTCATTAAGCCTCCAGTTCGGAAGGATTAAATGCAGTTGGATCATCTGCCTTCTCTACTCTGTAAAAAGTATAGAACACTGTTCCTTCTGGCATTTTTCCAGTACCTTTTGCTTTTTGTTTGTAAGCTCCGAAACGATGCTTAACTCCATCAACAACAATAGTTCCTGACATGTCGTATGATTGTGGAGATTTTTTATTTGAGGCTATAAAAGCAGCGCCTAAATCAGGTCTTTCTTTTTTAGCTTCTGTTGCAGCTGGTGCTGCTGTTTGTGTATCTGACATTTTAGATTACTCCTCTAGTTTGCAGATGTGATTTAACTGAAGTAAATTTTTCCATAAAATCTTTGTAGATCATTGGATTGTTTGACTTCAATTCGGATAAGAAAACTTTATTTTTAGAAATCCATTCCTTATAATTACCAGCATGACTGACTGAATTTAATTCCTTCAGTGCTGATTGGATTTTTTTATCTTGCTGCTCTATAGCAGCTGTAACTTCTTCAGCTGATGCAATTCCATCAGATATAAAAGCGCAAAAAGCTAAGGCTCTTCCAACAGCAGATGTTTCTGCGTTTTCTAAGGCGCTAGTGGTGTTGATCCTACTTGCTTTCCTATTTTCCTCAGCATGGCCTGTTGATACATGCTTTCCATCAATAAAAATGTCAGCTTGCATAACAACAGTTTCTTTATCAATACTTACAATTTTAGTAACAACATCAAGTGCAGTTCCTAAAACTCTTCTAGCAATCGCAACTCTTAAAGCTACTGTTGCATAAGATTTTCCATGTATTGAAATGGTTTGTCCATTCAATGACTTTTTAAATTCATTGTTAGCCTGGACTAGCTTATCATTAGCATTAGACATATTATAATACCTCCTATGATTAGTGCTATTTTTAATCGCTGCTTTATTGCAGCATCTCTTTTTTGATCAGCTTTAAGCTGTCTATAAAAATCTCTGTGAAAATTGTCGTAATTCATTAATTTACTTTCCATAATTCTTTTGCTTCTTGAAGTAGGTCCACTGGCAATCCATTCCATGCAAACGGATGGTCAAAATTTCCATCAATCATTTCAATTGCATGATCAATAATTTCTGATCTTGTTTGATCTTGAAACTGAGACAATATTTTTTCTCTTCTCATAAAAGTTCTGTTCATTATTTGTAAATTCTTTTTCATTCCTTCAACTGTCAAATGCTTGCAATTGGTACTATCAAAAATTTGAAATCCGCCTTGAGTTGCATAAAGTAAATAAACAGGAACTTTAAAGTTCCAGTGCGCAGCATATACCGCACACTGGACCACATGGTTAAAACTAGCCGAAGCTGGTGTAGGTGAAACAATAAAAGACCTACTTCCATCCTTCTTGACTTTGCCAAGTTTGCTATATTTAGTTTTTAACTCAACGATCTTATGAGGTAGAAAGGCATCTGGACCTGGATGTTCTCCAGTAGATGTCGGATTTTCACCGATCCTCATTTGACCAAAGTCAAAATCTATTCGTCCAACAACTGGAAGTGAAGGAGAAGAATAAAATCCTTCCAGCTTGTTAGAAGTTATGCTTACTTGTCTTTCGCAAGTTACTGGACTTGCTACGGCTTCTTCC